TGTGTCGTTGAAGCGTTGGTCGAGCGCGGGTATCGCATCGCTTGGCGGGTGCTTGATGCTCAATACTTCGGAGTTCCCCAAAGACGGCGTAGAGTCTTCATTGTCGGATGTCTTGGAAACTCAGGGGGATCACCTGAAGAAATACTCGCTATCGCAGAGGGCCGCGCAGGGTATCCTGCGAAGGGCAACTCGCCGAGGAAAGGTTCTGCCACCACCATTGCAAGAGGTGCTGAATCAATTGGCGAACGAGCAGTCACAGGAACTTTAGCTGCGAGAGATTACAAAGGGCTTTGTGCTGATGATTTATTGGATAACAAGGCCATTATTGCTAAAGAAACTTCTTTTAGTCCTGCAAGTTTTGCTCAATATAAGGAAAATGAAAAAGTTTCAGCCACGCTAAGAGCAGGTGGCGGTGATATTGGTGGCGGTAGCGAAACTATTGTGGTTCGTAAAAAGTAAAAGAGCGCAGACAAGTGACGATGACGAAACTTGGTTGCGGGGGGGGTAGTGCCAACATTGAATGCTTTTGATATTGGTGACACAAGAGCAACAGTAATTATTTTAATGAGAGAACGAGAAGGGAAAGCGGGGGGGGGTAAAGGATTCTTGTTAGCAGAAGATAAAGCATTCACATTAGCAACGAATAATTTTCACACAGTCTTTATTTTAGATGGAACGAGAGTAGGAGATGTCAGAGTTTATGAAGATTCAGTTATGCAAACAGTTATTCAACGATGGGGAACAGGCGGTGGCAATGTGCCAAACATTATGAGTGAAGCTTCAGTAGTGCGCCGCCTGACACCGACAGAGTGTGAACGCCTGCAAGGATTCCCCGATGGATGGACAGATGGCCAAGCCGATTCGCACCGCTATAAGCAAATGGGCAACGCGGTGGCGGTGCCTGTTGTGCAGTGGATCATAAACAGAATCATTAGTTAAGAATTAGACGGGGGAAAGATGAAAACAGATATACTCTTGACGGCCTTAGAGTTTGCTAACCAAGGCATTTCAGTTGTGCCGGTGGCAACCGATGGCACCAAGCGCCCTGGCATTGCCTCTTGGAAGCAATATCAGGAAACTAGGCCGACAACGGCAGAGTTGATGACTTGGTTTGCTGATGCCCAAGGCGTTGGTGTTATCTGTGGCAAAGTTTCAGGCAACCTTGAGATGTTAGAGCTTGAAGGCAGAGCTGTCGCCGACAAGATGCACTTAGATTTGAAAGAGATGGCGGGCAACGCTGGCCTTGGCGAAGTATGGGATCGCATCAACAATGGTTATGTTGAGATGACTCCATCAGGCGGGATTCATTGGCTCTATCGCATTGACGGGGAAGTTCCTGGCAACACCAAACTTGCAAGAAAGCCAGGCGATGAGGACAAAGTCGAGGTTTTAGCCGAAACAAGAGGCGAGGGAGGCTTTGTCATTGTCGCACCGACCAATGGCACCTGCCACCCGTCAGGCGGAGCGTGGACAATGTTGGTCGGCTCGGCCAAGAGTATTCCGACCCTGACAGTCGCCGAGCGCCAAGGTCTACACCAACTTTTTGCCACATTTGACTGCGTTCCAAAGGTTGAATTTGTCACCGAGGAACTTGCGCCAAAAGGTGGCAATTTAACACCAGGCGATGATTACAACGCCAAAGTCACTTGGGAGCAGGTCTTAGAGCCTCTAGGTTGGAAGAAGGTTTATACCAACAAGGCAGGTGTGACGAGTTGGAGGCGACCAGGCAAGTCTGAAGGCATCAGCGCCACAACAAATCACGCAGGCAACGATAAGTTCTTCGTGTTTAGCAGCTCAACACAGTTTGAACCTGAACGCTCTTATTCAAAGTTTGCCATCTTCACACTTGTCGAACATCAAGGAGATTTCACCGCCTCTGCCCGCGCCCTACGAAGTCAGGGCTATGGCGAGGCACGCAAAGAGTTAACAAGCCTAGAAGTTCATTCACCTTCGCTCGTTCAGCTTCACGATGAGGAAGGCAACATCAAGGAGTCCTCTTGGATTCCAAAAGAGATTGGCGAGTCTGAATTAGAAGAAGAAGAGCCTCCTTCAATGCTTAGACGAGAAGATGGCAACTGTCTGCTCTATGCAGGCAAGATAAATGCCATCTTTGGAGAGTCTGAGTCAGGCAAGACTTGGATTGCACTTGAGGCCATCCGCCAAGAGCTAGAGAAGAACAACATCGTCTTTTATTTAGACTTCGAAGATTCAGCTCGATCTATCCTAAATCGCTTAAAGACCTTGAGGGTCAAGTCAGAGAAGTTCAAAATGTTTAGATATGCCAACCCTGATGAGCCACTTGGCGAAGGTATTGGCGAGATTATGAGAACTCAGATTATGGCCTACTTGCCCACTCTCATTGTCGTTGATGGGGTCAATGCAGCGATGAACTTACTTGGCCTAGATTTAGAGAAGAATAAAGATGCTACTCACTTCTCACAGAAGGTCTTAAAGCCCCTTCGAATCGGCGGCGCAGGCATCCTGACTATTGACCATGTCACCAAATCTAAGGACAACCGAGGCAATTACGCCATCGGAGCCCAAGCAAAGAGAGCTGATATCGATGGCGCGGCCTTTGCCGTGTCTGTGGCCTTGCCATTTGGCAGGGGCATTGACGGGGCCTTGGATATAACTTGCACAAAGGATCGCCCTGGCTTTGTCCGTGCCATCTGCCCTGATGCCAAGACTGTCGGCGTTGCCAACCTCAAGAGCCTTGCCGATGGTGGGATTGCGGTGTCTATCTCGGGAGGGGCAGTTGCCATCTCTAATGCTGACCAAAGGATGGAGCAGGTTTCTAACTTTTTAGAATCTCACGGCTATGAGATGAATTTTAATGACATAAAACGCAAACTTCGAGAAGAAGGAAATGGGATGGGCAGCGATATGGTCAAAATGGCGCTTGATGGCTTAGTCAATGCCGGTTCTGTGGGAGTCAGACAGGTTGGACAGAAGTTTCTTTACACTCACAAGTCGTTATTTGTCGCCAATGATGTGTCAGTGTGGAAATCGTGATTTACGCTCAATTACAACCGAACCTGAAGCAACATATTGGACAGGTTCGGTTATTTTGTCCAACTGAACCTGCTTTTTTCTTTTTCAGGTTCGGTCAGGTTCGGTTTAGTGCCATTTTGAGCGTGAAAAATCAACCGAACCTAACCGAACCTAACCGAACCTACAAAAAGTCACAGAAAACCGACATAACCGAACCTCTGACCCCCCTCTTTAGAGGGGGTCAGGTTCGGTTCGGTTCAGTAGCGATGAGGTTCAGTTTATGAATCAAGATTTCAAACCCATCAATTGCAAAAGGTGCGGAGCCTTGGTTTGGCAAGGTATCTCTTGGGCAGGATTTGCCCGCCGACTTGATACCCCTGTTCTCACCATTGAGGAAGAGATAATCAAACGGATCAACAATCTGATGACCTTTGAGTGTCATAAGACCAAGGTGTCCTTTGAGGCGGTTGAGAGAAGTGCCAATCGAATCAAGTGGGGCAAGTCCAAGTTCTCGGTTATCTTGGCAGAGCATCACTGCTCATCATTGAAACTCTTTGAAGTCACACCGCCCGACTATTGGGCAAAGTTATCCACAGGCAAGGCGATGAGTCAGGAGTGTGTGTTTTGAAGGAATGCGTAATCTGTAAGAAGAGCGTTGAAGGCGAATGTCGAAGTTGCTTTGGTCGCCTTAGAGCTATCTTGAAGGAGTTGCCACAGTTGCAGTTTGAATCAGGCTTCTACCTTGAGCCATCACGCACCGGCAGTGGCGTGGTCAGCGCCGAGCGCTCTATCGGTATCAATGTCAATGCCTTGGATTTTTCTATGGCAACCGACCTTCTTGCCATCCTTCACGGATGGGAGGCGATTATCAGGCGCGACAGGCAGTTGACACCGCCTGCGCTAGTCAAGCGTAAGCCGACCACAGACCTTGAGGTAGATGCCACCTGTGAGTTTCACATTGCCCACCTTTCTTGGACATTGTTGCAACCCTGGGCGTTAGACTTTGCAGGGGAAGTTTGGCAGCTACACGCTAGGGGTCGTGCGGCTGCCAAGAAGTTCAAAGAGCAGG